GTTACTCACTTAACTGGGCAATGTATCTAGGGCACCACTGGTCTTATCGCCGTGAAATTGGCGAATCACAGATGGTATATAACTATTACCGAGCTTTTACTGATTACATTATTAACTTTACGTTTGGACGCGGAGCATCATTCCGTAGCCCATCAGAAACAGAAGCTGTAGTTCCAGACATCCTAAAGCGTGTTTGGGAAACAGATAACGATAAGCATTCTGTTATGTGGGAAATGGGCCAGCAAGGCGGAGTATCTGGAGACTGCTTTGTAAAGGTAGCCTATGAAGAAGGTTATGAAGATTCTATTGGACGTTTCCATCCGGGACGTGTTCGTATCCTTCCGCTTAACTCATCTTTTTGTTTTCCAGAGTTTCACCCACATGATCGCTCACGCTTAATCCGCTTTAAATTGAAGTATCGTTTTTGGGGCACTTCCGCTGAAGGAACCCGTCAGGTATACACTTACACCGAAATCTTGACTGATGATCGTATTGAAGAATATATTAACGACGAAATTATTGACTCACGTCCTAACCCTATTGGCGTAGTGCCTGTCATCCATATCCCTAACGTACGAGTATCTGGTTCCCCATGGGGCTTGTCAGACTGCCACGACATCATTGTTCTTAATCGTAACTATAACGAAGTAGCAACAGATATCGCAGACATTGTCAACTACCATGCGGCACCAGTTACAGTTATCACAGGTGCTAAGGCCTCTTCCCTTGAAAAAGGTCCGAAGAAGGTCTGGGGCGGGCTACCAAAAGACGCTCAAGTATTTAACCTAGAAGGTGGCGGACAAGGCCTTCAAGGTGCAATGGAGTACCTCAAGGTAATAAAGACAGCGATGCATGAAATGATCGGTGTTCCAGAAACTGCACTTGGTCAAGTACAACCTATTTCAAACACCTCAGGTGTTGCGCTTTCTATTCAGTATCAACCTTTGATGAATCGTTATCAACAGAAGATGATTCAATACGGCGAGGGAATGCAGAGAATTAACGAACTAGTTCTTCTAACCCTGGCGTTTAAAGAACCAGAAGTATTTACCTACAACCCTCTAATTAATGGACCTATCAAGCCAAATCAACTTCCACAGCTTGACCCTAATGATCCGTCTACTTATCAAACTCAAGTTCATTTCCCACCTCCACTACCTCTAGATAAGCTCATAGTCTTGAATGAAATTCAGACCAAGATGGGTATGGGTCTTGAGAGCCGTGAAGGCGCATTGCGTCAACTTGGAGAAGAATTCCCAGATGAGAAGCTAGAAGAAATTCGTGCAGAGCTTATCTCTGATGCAAAGGCCGATGGAGCTTTGCAGTTAATTAAGACTCAAATTACAGCGTCTATTGCATCCCTAACGGGTATGCTTCCAGACGGAGAGATGCCTCCTGGCTCACAGCCTGGGGAAGGCATTGGTCCTGGACCAACAGGCCAGCCTGGAGTAATTAGCCCAATGGAAGAGGGCGTACTTCAAGAGCTGCAGCAAGTACAAGTAGATCTGGTAACAAAAGCATACGGAACGACTATTCCAAAGAATAGGACTCCAGATGAGGACAAGCCAGAATAATAAGTTTAGGCTGACAAATTCGCAAGAGTTTGGAAGCCTATTACCACCTAACAATCCGCAGGTCATCGTGGCACTAAATCGGACAACGACCTCTTAACCTAAAGGATAACGCATGGCTGAAACAAAGAATATAGTTGATACACCGGAAGCACAGGAAGCTTTTTTAACTGATGTTCCAGTAGCAACAGAAACAAAAGTAACACCTATCAACACCCCAGAGCTCTTGACAGACAAGGCTTATACAGAAGAAGATCTAAAGCGAGTAAGAGAGCAAGAAAAATCAAAGCTCTATCCGCAAATTGATTCCTTAAAAGAAGAACTTAATCTTCTCAAAAAAGAACGCGAAGAACGCCAAGCTGAGGCAGAAGCTCTACGAGCAGCTGCTGAGGAAGAGGCCCGTAAGAAGGCTGAATCTGAAATGGATGTTCGTCAACTTCTTGAAGTTAAGGAACAAGAGTGGGCTCAGAAGTTGGAAGCAGAACGCGGAGAACGCGAACGTGCTTTTACTCTTCTAGAGCGTGAGCGTCAATACGCGGAACTCACTGAGTACCGCAATCGCCGCCTAGAAGAAGAGCGTGACAACATCATGCCTGAGCTAGTAGATCTCATTTCAGGAAATAATCCTGAAGAAATTGAAAATAGTATTACAGGACTACGGGAGCGATCCTCAAGAATCCTGGAATCGGCGCAATCTGCAATGCAGAGTGCCCGCAAAGAAATGACTGGGAGTCGTGTAACAGCGCCTCCATCCGGACCGATGGACACTAATATGGAACAACAACAGTTTACTGCGGAACAAATTGCCGCAATGTCGGTTACCGAATACGCAAAATACCGAGGAAAGTTGCTGGGTAAATCAGCATCTGACCGAGGCAAGGGAATCTTCGGGTAAGAAGTTACCTATCAAATTAAAAACTAACTAAGGAGTAAAACCGACATGGCATCAGCCGTAACAGGTACCGGCAATCTAGCCGCATCACCTACCGCGTATTCTGGCGCAAATAGCCAGCTTACACAAGCAATTCAGACCATCTGGTCAAAGGAAATTCTTTTCCAGTCAATGCCTATTCTTCGCTTCGAACAGTTCGCTGTTAAGAAGACAGAACTAGGAGTTGCACCAGGTCTTCAGATCAACTTTATGCGTTACAACAACCTTGGCTTCGCATCTTCACTCGTTGAAGGTGTTCGTATGTCAACAAACGCATTGACAGCTCAACAGTTCTCAATCACAGTTGCAGAGCATGGCTATGCAATTGCTGTATCTGAGCTTCTATTGAACGCTTCATTCGATGACGTAATGGCTTCAGCTTCACGTCTTCTTGGCCGTAACATGGCTCTTTACCTTGATGGACAGGCTCGTGACACACTTATGGCTGCATCTTCAGTCATCTATGGTTATGACCGCTCTGCTCTATCAGCTGTTAACAACTGGTATGACTACGGTACAAAGGGCACATCACGTGCTTCTCTTACAGGTTCATTTGATCTTACAACAGCAACCGTTAAGGACGCAGTTGAGACACTTGCAACCAAGAACATCCCTCGTCTAGGCGAGACCTATGTAGCATTCGTACACCCTCACCAATCACGTAAGCTCCGCGACAACGCAGAGTTTATTGAAGTGACAAAGTACGCAGCTCCAGGTAACTTCATGCTAGGTGAAATTGGTCGTTTGTACGACACAGTATTCATCGAAACAACACAGATCGAAAAGGTCGCTGGTGGTGCTGGTGCAGGTTACTCTGCAGATTCAGTAGTAGCTCCAGGAGACATCGTTTACCCAACTGGTGGAGGATACACATCCCCTGCTCGTAAGACAGGTAACGGCGCTAAGGATCGCTACTCAGCAATCTTTATCGGAGACAACGCATTCGGTCACGCTATTTCACTTCCTGTGGAACTTCGTGACGGCGGTATTCTTGACTTCGGTCGTGAGCACGCTCTTGCTTGGTACGCTATTTACGGTCTTGGTCTAATCACTGATCAGTCTGTAGTTATTGCAGAAACCAACTAATTTAACCCGTTAGGGGGCAGGCCTAAAAATCTGCCCCCCAACACAAACAATAGGAGAATACTAATCGTGTCAAAAGCAAAAGTAACAGACGTCACAGGACGTCAGCGTGAAGAGCAAGTTAAAGCTCACGCAGAGGAACTAGCCAGCCGTGCTGGTGAAATTTCAATGGCTACAGCACAGGCTGCAGCTAAGCTAGAAACAGAAGTTTTGGACTTAACTGTTCCAAATAAAGCAACCGTTATTGATGAGGTTGAAACCGTAGGCGTAAGTCTTGCAGATGACTCACAGGTTATTCGTGTCGCTGAAGACCTAGATTTTGTAACAATCGGCGTAGGAAATCACTATTCCTTTAAAGCCGGACAGAAGTACAAGGTAGCAAAGCATGTTGCTCAGCACTTGCAAGAAAAGGGTTACCTGTACGAGAGGCTATAAATAGCCTAATATCTAGATCGCCCTCGTAGACAACCGCCCTCCTGTCTACGAGGGCCCTTAACGTTTGTCCTGACTTATCACGGTAATCACGAGATTATATTACTAAGGAAATTACCGGAGGAGAATAGTGGCAACACTCGCAGCGCTTTCTGGTCGACTTCGGTCTGAACTAGGTGACATGGGCCGTAGTTTTGAAGAAACCTTTGTTGGTGACGGATCTACTACGAGATACCAATTAACTAACGCCCCAGTAAAGGGTTCTACCCTTTTAATCAAAGTAGGGGCAACAAACGTATCAAACGCAGCTTCCGTAGAAGAACAGAGCGGAATGCTCGTTCTTGCGGTGCCCCCTGCTAATGGAGCCGCAGTAGTTGTTTCAGGCACAATGTATAAGTACTTTACAGATGTTGAAATTGAATACTACATAAAAACAGCTTTTACAGAGCATGCTCGAAGCACTACTGATAGTAATGGTAGTCGAGCAACAATGCTTACCCTTCCAGGTCTTGATGAATACCCGCTAGTACTACTAGCGTCAACAATGGCC